ATTAAGTGAAAAAGGGGTCATCATTAAATCCTTCTTTGTCTTATTTAACGTTTTTGACGAATAATACTTCTTATATATTGCATAACCCCTCTTCGTATATAATTTTTTTATTGTTGATACAACCTTTGAGGCTGTTTTATCATTAATATTATTACTTGATGAAGACATTTTCTTATACTTATCTTATAAATATTCAATAATTTTTAATCAAATATTATTAAAATATTCGTTAATATTATAGAATGAAAGATTGTATTTGTCTTCGATTATGGAATGATGACCGTTATGTTGATGTATTATATAATCAACTTGATAGTATTTATACATTTGGTAATTTAAATGACAATACTGATATTATCCTTTATACATCCGAAACTTATAAAAATAAAATTATAGATAGCCATTTAATTAATGACCGTGTAAATATTCAATTATTTAACAATAATCCAACTTATAGAACTCTATTGTTAGACCAATTTGATTTACCTATATTAAAAGAATATAATAAAGTATTATATTTAGATATTAATGTATTAGTACATGGTGACTTAAATCGATTATTAAATAGTATTGAAGATGATAAAGTATTTACAAACGGACCTGAAAATGGTAATACTATCACGCCATCTGCATTTATAATGTATAAAAATAGTGAAACTATTACAAAGTTCTTTGATGATATGCGTAAAAGTATGATTAAATTACCACAAACAGCGATAGATTGTGTAGTAGTAGGAAATATAGCAAATAAAAATAAATTATTGAATGTATCATTGGATAATTTAGTAACTATAAAACCAACAAGACCATCTTCTAATATATTATTAGCACATTATCCGGAAGATCCAAATAGATTTATGGTAAAACAAGCAGACCAATTAGATTTTTTAATGTTTGCTAAAGAATTTAAAATAAAACAAGAATTAGATGATAGCTTAAAAGCATATAATAATAGTATAAATGACGTTTGGAAAGAATATAAAGTAGGTAATGATTTACGTTTATTAAGTTCAAATAAGGCAGATTATAATCAATCAATTATTATGCAATTTAAACAATTATGTAATTTGTCATTAAATAATAATATTAAAAATATATTATCAATCGGTTTAGATGCGGGAATAGTTCCAATAATATTTAGTGAAGCAAATAAAAAAGCAAAAACTACGGTTATTACATTTAGCGATAGTGACTTTGCTAAAAAATATCCAATGGTTCTATGTTCTAATAATATTCAAGTATCTAATCTATCATTTTTACCTGATAAATATGATTTAGTTTATATTGATACCGAGAAAGGTGAAGACTTAACAACTATATTAGAGTTAATAGATACTACATTAAAAAATAAGACAATCATATGTATAACAAATTATAATATAGCAGAAATTAAAAGTGTATGGGATACATATATAAAAACAAATAATTTACAACCATTAAAAGGTCATAGTTATCGTTCTCAATTACAGTGTATGTCAGTTAAAAAATAAATAAATTATATAATAAATTATTATATCATTTATTTAACTACTACACATTAAACAATCACTTTCCTTACTTCCTTCATTCTTATTAACAACTGTTTTACTCGCATCTATACTAAATGTTTGTGCCTTACTAACTGCACGACGTCGTAAATAATATATACCCGTTTTTAATCCTCGTTGCCATGCGTAAAAATGCATAGAAGTTAATTTACTTAAATCAGGGTCTTCTAACCATAGATTTAAACTTTGTGATTGACATATATAAATACCTCTATCTGCTGCCTGATCTATTAATGATTTCATAGATAAATCCCATACTACTTTGTATGTATTTCTAATAATTTCAGGAATAATACTAATACCATTAATAGAACCATTATTTAATATAATAGTATCCATTAAATCACTACTCCATATACCTAATGCATATAAATCATTCATTAAGTATTTATTCAATACAACAAATTGTCCAGCTAAAGTTCCTCTCGAATATATATTAGATGTAAATGGTTCGATACATTCATTATTTCCTAATATTTGACTAGTTGATGCAGTAGGCATTGGTGCAAGTAATAATGAGTTTCTCATACCACCTTCCATAATTTTATGTCTCAATTCTTCCCAATTAAATACCATTCCACCTTTTAATTTATCTTTAATAGAACCATCTTCATTATAAGTACATCCAACCGATTTTAATGGTGATGATTTCCACAAATCAAATTGAAACTGTCCTTGTGATATAGGAGAACCTTTAAAAGTATGATATGAACCTAAATAACGGTCATTATTATTATACATTTCAATATCTTCAGGTAATATCATATTATCTCTATTTTCAGGTGATAATGACATATTATTTCTTATATGTTCTGCGAACTCTCCTGCTAATTCTTGACTTGCTTCACACGAAGCATAATAAATAGTTGCAAATATTTGTTTATTTAATTCACTTGCAACTTGACTATCAAAACTTACTCTATATCTAGCATATACATCCGCTAGACCTTGAACACCAATACCAATAGGACGATGACGAAAGTTAGAAATACGTGTTTCTGGTACAGGATAAAAATTCAAATCAATAACTTTATTAAGATTACGGGTAATAACTTTTGTAACTTCATATAATTTCTTATAATTAAAAGTAGGCTTAAAATAAGAATATAATTCGGCAAATCCTCCAATATGTTCCCCATTAATAAATATTTGTGGAACTGATGTAAATCTCTTATTTTTTAATACTATACGACAATTATCTCCATCACATTCAATACCACCTGATTTTTTATTTAATTCTTTGAAAAATTCACCTCTAACAATATCATCATCTAAATTATGTTCAATATAAGTTAATCCTCGTGATTGTAAAAAGTTTTTACTATAATTACAAAATTTACAATCACTCTTACTATATATTTCAACTGATTTAATTGTTGTATAGTCAAACTCTTCAACATAAGTAGGTAATGCGATTGATGCTAATGTACAACAAGCATATTCTTTATGATCCGAATACTCAAATATTTCGGTACAATTCCCAGTTATAATACCATTAAATATACCCATATGTCTTTTTGGTTCATTAAAACAATAAGTATTATCTTTTCTTCCTGTATTTTTGATATTTGTTATAGTAATATTATTGACATAATCAGTATTTTCATATCTATATGGAATAATACTCATACCTTCTTTTAATTCTCTTGCTTCAATACATTTAGTATTACCATTATCATCAATTATATAAAACTTATGATAATTAGTACATGCTAAATTATTACCATTACTAAAGTAAATTGTAATTAATTCTTGATTTTCACCTGTCTGTTTTACAACTACTTCGCTCCATTCAGTTCCATTCCATACATTAACTCGTTCATCTTTAAGTTTTTGTATTTCAATATGTCCTTTATCTGTTAAAATTAATGTTTCAGGAGCAACGCATAAATTTGACGACTTAATCGTGCCATAATTCTTTTGATTTGATTTTTCATTTCCAGCATCCTTATAACAAATATAAGGTGTTCCTGTTTCCATTTGAGATTTAACTATTTCTTTCCATACATCTAAAGCAGGAACTTGCTTTATTACTTTAGTAGGGTCTTTTTCATATTCTTCATATAATTTCTTATATTCATTACCATAAACCTCACTTAACCCTTTACATGCATCAGGATCCATTAAAGACCACATTTGTTTATTCTTAACTCGTTCCATAAATAAGTCACTCAACCATACTGCATAAAATAAATCACGTGCTCTTGAATTTTCATCACCATGATTCTTCTTTGCTTCTAAAAATGCCATTATATCGATATGGTGCGGTTCAAGATACATAGCAAAAGACCCATTGCGCTTACCACTCTGGTTAACATGACGAGCTACATCATTAAATACTTTTAACATTGGCATAATTCCGGTAGAACGACCATTTGTAGAACGAATTAATGCATTATCTCCTCTAACATCGTGTATATGAACACCTATACCACCTGCCCACTTTGATATTTGAGCACAATCAGCAATAGCTTTATATATACCTGCTATACTATCTTCAACACCCATTAAAAAACAAGATAATAATTGAGGATGTTGAGTTCCTGCATGAAATAATGTAGGCGTAGCATGAATAAAATATTTTTGAGACATTAAATCATAAGTTTCAAAACATCTTTCTAAATTTCCACAATGTAATCCTAATGATACTCTCATAAACATATGTTGTATTCTTTCAACAACTTTTCCATTCGCTTTTAATAGATATGCCCGTTCTAATGTTTTAAAACCAAAATAATCAAACATATAATCTCTATTATAATCTAAATGTCTATCTATTTCTTCTCTATTTTGTAATACAAATTCTAATATTTTTGTATCTACTAATTTCGAATTATTTTTAGCAACTATTTCTAATGTTTCACTAAACGATGATGATGTTAATTTATGATTATTCGATATTATTAGTCGTGATGCTAATATACCATATGATAATTGTTTAACTGATAATTGAGTACATGTTTCTGCTGCAAGTTCATCTAATTTAGATGTATGTATTCCATCAAATATTTGAGAACATACTTTTTGTGCAACCATTTCAGGATCTATATCAGTTAATATAGGTTCCATCTTACAAAGATTAGCTATTCGTGCAGTAACTTTGTCAAATGATACATTTTGATATTGCTCATTTCTTTTTAAAACTCTCATTTTCTTATATATTAGATATTATTTCATTTTAAACTAAAAAAATATCGATTTATGATATATCATATGAACTTACATATTCTATCCTTATCTATAGCGGTTATAGTATTATTTACTTTTATCGGTGCTTATAAATATATTCCTATAAGTGGTATGATTAAACAATTTCCTCGCGAATCTATCGCTAAAAAATGTCATCTCTGCACATTAAGAGGTGATACTTGTTTCTTAAATGAATATAAACCATGTAATACCGGTTCATATGCTCAATGTACAAATAATTTTATGCCTGTAAATAAATGTAGTTGTAAAGAACAACGTAGTTTTGAATTATGTTTAAGTGATTTACAAATGTCCGAATCATGTTATATGAAACATTATAATTTACAACCTGACTTAAAAGTTGACGTTATCCATGAAAAAAAATATCCACGCGTTAATATTCATAATATTCCTTATACCCCTTTTGACCGTTTCGAACATTTACGTTCTCCTGAAGATGGTACAAGAACTACTGATGATAGTACATATAAAGATAAATTAACATCTCAACCTCATTTTTTACCTAATCCTATACCGATGGATGTTGCTGCTGCTGATATAATAACAAAAATACCATTAGAATATAAAGATTAGATAATAAATATAATGTAAAAATGGAACAAGAACCATTATTAAATTATAGTAAGAATAATAATTATTATGATAATATCGATTATCCTAAATTATTTAACATGCTTATAGCATCATTTATAAAACCAAATTGTGTATATGGTAATATAATATATAATAAATGTAATATATGTAATAATTATATAAATAATTATATAAATAATTTTGAATTTTATGGTTTAGTTTTAACTGAAAATCAAATTCATAATTATCTATGTCATGATATAGAATATAGTAAAGATATGAAAAAAATATTATATGAAAATAGAGATATTATAACATCTTTATATTTAAGACATTTAAGAAGATTATGACGATAAATATAAAATATTAGAATTTTAACCAAAAATATTTTTTTATATTAAAAGATGAAAATTTTTTTTAATGTAAAAAATCCATATTTTAAAGGCTTATCTCCTAAAATAGGTGATATTATACGTCTTTATAATAATACATATATAATACTTTCATATATAGAAAATGATTTATTTGAAATGAAAAATATATGTAATGGAGACATTATTGTATATTCATTAAGAAGAAGACCGTTTGAAATATTAATAACGGACGAATGTAAAAAAGATATATGTTCAAAACTTATAATAATTAAAAATGAAAATATAATTTCGAATTATTTAGATAATATTAATAATAAAGATGATATAAATAAAAAATTTTATACTTCTACCATTTTAGAAAATAATTATTCTTCTTATTGTTCTATTATGTAGGTCTTGATATATTTTCATTAAATAATCCAGTATTATATTCATTATCATAGCATAAATAATGTATATTTAATGGTTCATTACGACCTAATCTTTGTGCTCTACCTATAACTTGTTTTTCAAGATCACTACTCATACGATGATAAACGAATATATCATCGGTCATTTGTAAATTTATACCTGCACCAAAATGTTTAGCATTTAACATTAAAACTTGTATTTTATTAGTTGAATAATTTTCAATTGTTTTATTTATTTGGTTCGTTGATCCAAATATTCTATCATAACGAATACCTAATTGTAATAAACGACGTTGTATTAATTCAAAAGTTTGTTCATATTCCGAAAATATTAGTATTCTTTTATACGGATTTAATAATAAATAATCTGATAATATATCTAACTTATCTAATAATATTTCATTATTCTTTTCATCCTCATCATTTTGTATATCATCTTTTATTATATGTATTTGACTATTATCTATTTTAGTTCGACATAATGGACATGACTTATTAGTTTTTACACAATCTTTAATACATTCTATACAAAATATATTTTTACAACATGTAACAATTGACGGTATTTTAATATTATCTAAACATATACTACATGTTTTAGCAGTAGGATTTTCAAGACGATCTTTAATATTTTTAATCTTTGATTCAACTGATTTTATTTCATTTTCATTATTTTCTATAGTCTTTTCTATATAATTTATACGTGAACATATATTATAATATGTCTTTTTTACTTCTTCAAATTCAATTGGTCTATTTTCAGTAGATACATGTTTATACATTTCTTTAGCATTTTCATATTCATTTTTACTAGAATTTTGTTCAATTACTAAATTATTTAATTCATGATTCTTTGTATTTTTATTTATTAATAATTCTTTCTTCTTATCTTCTAATGATTTTGTAACACTTAATATTATATCTTCTTCACTATATATTTCATATCCTAATAATTGTGATGCTTGTTTTATATCACCTGCATTTAAAGCCCTCATAATATCATTATCTAATACATTTTTAACTGCATTATAAGATAATGGTGTTAAACATCTAATATTTGATACAATAGGATTAGGTATTCCTATAGATAATTTAACAAATTCAGGATGATTTCTAACTATAGTTGAAAAAACTCTATTTCTTTTATATGGTGAATGATAAGCTGCTATTCTATTCATAACATCACGTAATAAAACACAACCATTCATACCACTTGAAAAATTAATGACTGATCCGGATTGATTATCATATACACTTCCACCATTATAATATAATAATGACATAAATGATGATGTAATTAGCCAATTCTTTTTAGCGAAATAATGAGAACAACTTGGAATTTTAATAGTATCAGCTTCATCAAATATTACTCTTTCAAATATAAAACCTTTTACTATTTTTACAGTATTACATTCACGTATATCTTCATTATTTTCTTTATTTTGTGTATATAATGTATATGTATTATTTATATTTTCTAAATAATTTTTAAATGTATCTTTTATATTGGTACTATTATCATGAAGATTAATCATTAATTTTTCATAAGATTCATGAATATTATCAATAAATCGTTTTTTACCTATACGATTTGTCTTTAATTTTACTATATTATTTTCAATTATATATTCATTTTCTTTACAATCTTCTATAGTATAATCAAATTCTACTCTATTATAATTTATTTGTTGTGTTATATCAAATCTCGATAAATAATTAATAAATTCATTATATACCGTCGATTTTATTAATATAATATGATTATTATTAATTGTATTTATTATATCATCTTTATTATTTCCTAATTTAGCTATATCTATTATACATGATATACCGATATATGGTATATTAGTATATGTATTAATATATTTATTCCATTGAGGATAAATACTATGAGGAACTACAATGAGATTAGTTTTAAATTGTATACATTGAGGATGTAAAATCATACCGTATATTTGATTACGATCATCATCATATAAACTATTAATATGGAATTTATTAGGGTAGATATTCGTCGTTCTATTTTTAGCAATTAAAGATAATATACAATATGATTTACCACTTCCAACATTATCAGATAATATTAGTACATTTTCATCATTTATACGATAAGGCAGGTTTTCTAAATATTCCATATGATATAAAGTTCGTTTTTGATGTAATTTAAGAGGTAGATTTATTAATTCAGGTGTTTCATATATGAAACCATGTGGGGATATTGAACCATACTGATTAATATATTTACATTGATTATAAAAATTTTCATAACTTATATTTATATTAGGATTTATAGTTTTTTTATAAATTTCTAATATATTATTAGATGTATATTCATAATGAATATCATCGGTAGGTATATTATAATTAAAAGGATGAGTATTTTGTGTAATTTCCATAATGATTAATATTATATATTTTAATTTATAAATCCGATTTTTTTTAAAATCAAATTTATATATAATATGATAATTAATATGTATAAACAAAATGTTATAAATACTATAATCTTATCAATTATAATTATTATAGTTATATTTATAATTCTTCATATTTATCGTTATTTGTCTATATCCTATAATAAATATGAAATTTTACAACAAGATATAGATAAAGTTAATGGTGAAGATATGGATAAAAATCCGTATCCATTTATAATGACTATGATAGAAAATGATACATTAGATTATAATATTAATCGATATGGTATATATTCATCATTAATAATATCGAGTAAATATGAAACGAAAAAATTAGAAGATTTTAAAAAAGAACCATACTATACACATTATTATCCGTTATTATATATGAAAGTTAATAAAGATATTGATTTAACAATAATACCCCAAGAATATTATAATAGTGAAAATAAGGAAGATAGTGAAAAGATATTAATAAAATTACATCCATATAATATCATATATATACCACGATTTAGTACATGGAAGTTAGATGGAGATAATGATACGAATGTTGAAATATATTATATGAACTCACCAATATCTATTATAGCATCTAATATATATAAGTTTATGAATAAAAATAATAATACATATGTATATTAAGTAAAAGATGGGTGGAGGATTAATCCAACTGCAAGCATATGGGACAGAAAATAATTATTTATCAGGAAATCCGCAGATGACATTTTTTAAAATGGTATATAGAAGATTTACACATTTTGCGGTTCAACCGATAGAGGTAAATTTTCAAAGTTTTGATACTTTATCATATACACAACCTACTACTATTAAATTAAGGGTTCCTCGTAATGCTGATTTAATTACTAAACTTTTTTTAAATATTGATATACCCAATATATATGCTAATAATAATAAATGGTTTAAATGGATCCCTTATTTAGGCGCACAAATGATTAATAAGGTTAGAATAATAATAGGAAGTTCAGTAATAGAAGAGATAACGGGTGAATATTTAAATTTATATCATGAAATGACTAATAGTGATGAAAGTTTAAGAACTTATTATGATTTAATCGGTCATACTCCCGATTATTATAATCCAACCGATATTAAAGGACAATATCCTTATGTTGATACATCATCATCTAGTATTAAAAATAGTTATACTTATCTAAATAAGAATTGGCAAACAAAGCCGAGTATTATGGGTAAAAGATTAAGTATTCCTATACCTTTTTGGTGTCATAGAAATAGTGGTTTAGCATTACCATTAATAGCATTACAATATCATGAAGTATTTATTGAAGTTACATTTAGACCAATACAAGAATTATATTTAGTAACTAATGATGAACAATATACTTTAGATGAGTCATATGAATTTGATATAAATAATATTGGTTCAGGTATTATATTAGAACCATCAGGAACATATTATAGAAAATATTGGATAAAGCCTAGTAGTCAGAGTGATAATATATCTAATTTTTTATTGACAGGGAATAATAATTGGGGAATGGATCCAAAATTAGAAATAAACTATATATTTTTAGACAATGATGAAAGAGCATATTTCGCAAAAAATACACATAAATATTTAATTGAAAAAATTATATTATATGAATATGAGGGTGTCCGTAATAAAACTACTTTCGATGTTGAATTTTTCCATCCTGCTAAAGAAATTTATATATTACCTCGTAGAAGTACATATAGACAACATAACGATTGGTCTAATTATACTAATTTAGATAGTGATACAATGGATCCATATGCATATCAAACATATTATTTACAAGTTGCAACAAATACAACAAATTTAACAAACGGTATAATAAGTAATAATTTAAATAAATTAGGAGCATTTCGAACTGATTTAGATAGAACCGTAGATGTTAGTTATAATGGATATGTTATATCTGCGGATGATGCATATAATACAACGGATATAACTAATTTATTAAATATGTGGAATAATAGAGATATTAGTTGTATTCCTGTAATAACATCTTCAAATTGGGATTATTATACAACGGATATAATACAAACATTACAAATATTATTAAATGGTAATGCATATATAGATCCAAAGAGAATATCATTTTTTAATAAAAATCAGCCATATATATCACATACAAATAATAAACATAGAGGAGTTAATTTATATTCATTTGCGATTGATCCTGAAACTTATCAACCGAGTGGAACTTGTAATTTTTCACAGATAAAAAAAATTGAATTTGTTATGGATATTAAAGACCCTGCACAATATGAAAATCCAAATTGTCCTACATTATTTAATACGAATTATGATATTACATTTTATGTTGTTACACATAATGTTTTAGAAATTATTGGAGGAATGGGTAGTGTAATATTTGCTAATTAAAAATTTTGATATTTATATTATAAAATTTAAATTATAATATAAATAAAATTATCAAATATGAAAAGAAATAATTTACCTGAATTAAATGAGTTCGTATTATTTAAAATAACATCTATCGATGAAATTGCGGTATATGGTACTTTAGTCGAATATAATAATATATCTGCAATGATGATATTTGCAGAAGTTTCTGCACGTAGAATTAAAAGTATATATCAACATGTTAAAGAAGGACAAGAAGTTGTTGCATTAGTAACACAATTAGATAAAGATAGAGGTTATATTAATTTGTCAAGAAAGCAAGTAACACCGGAAGATAAAGAATTATTTATGATAGACTATAGTAATAGAAAAAAAGTAAATACGATATTATATAAAATATCATTAAAGAATGAATATGAAATAATAAAACTATATGAAAAATTATGGTTATTATTAGATGAATATGATACATTATATATAGCATTTAAAAGTATAAATAAGGATCATAAAATATTAGAAAAAATAGATTTTAATGATAATATAAAAAAGGATTTATTAGAAAATATAGAAAAGATGTGTGCTATTCCATTACAATCGTTTAGTGGTGAAATTAAATTATATTGTTTTCATAAAGATGGTGTTGATTTAATAAAGGAAGCGATAAAATATGGAACATCAATGATGAATGATACTAAAATTACTATTCATTATGTAGCTGCACCATTATACGAATTAAGAACAATGACATATGATAGTAAGATTGCAGAGGAATTATTTAATAAATATGTAGATATAGTAAATAATTATATAAAGGATAAGGAAGGTTATTGTCAATTTAATAGAATAGTAAGTGATAAAGATAGTATTAAATTAGATAATAATATTTTTCACAATGAATTAGATAATGAGATTGATAGTGAAAATTAGGCAATCATTTTAGCTTTTATAGTAGGATGACAATTATAATCTTTTATAATAAAGTCCGATGATTTAAAATCTTCTATTTTTTTTATATCATCCCTTCTCATTATTTCTAATTTTGGCATATTATATGGACTTCGTATTAATTGTTCTTTTACTGCATCTATATGGTCATAATATATATGAGCATCACCTATATTTAAATGAACTTTATACGGTTCTAAATTTGTAATATATGCAATCATATAAGTTAATAATGCGGTTGATGCAATATTAAAAGGAACACCTAAAAACATATCACCGGATCTTTGTGTCATAGAACAAGATAAATACTTATTATTTGATACATAAAATTGATATGATACATGACAAGGTGGTAAGCACATTTCGTCAAGTTGGCATGGATTCCATGCACTCATAAATAAACGTCTTGAAGTAGGATCAGTCTTAATAGTATCAATAATATATTGCAATTGATCTATTCCTTTATTATCTAAAGACCATTTATCATCTCTATCTTTTTGTTTAGTATATGTAGCATTAAAGTGACGCCATTGATAACCATATATGGGACCACATTCTCCTTCTTCATATTCGTTAAGGTGTCGTGTATCCAAGTATTCACGTGTAGAATTAGCATCCCATATATGAACACTGTTATTTGCTAAATTATGAGCATTAGTATCAGCTTTAATGAACCATAATAATTCTTCAAGAACACCTTTCCAATATACACGTTTAGTTGTTAATAAAGGAAATTGGTTATGAATATTGAAGGATAGATTTTGGTTAAATACTGATAATGTTTTAGAATTGCGTGTTTCACGAAATTCACCATTATCATGTATGTATTTTAGAGATGATAAATAATTATCTTCATCAATATTTTGGTTAATAGTTGAAATCATTTTTTAATATAATATTAAAAAAATATTTTTAATTTATATTTGGTTTAATATATAATAATTAATATTGTTAATACTTATATATGAATTTGAATTATAAGTAATACCGTTAATATTAATAGTTGTTTCCAACATATCAATTTTAAATTCATCATAGAAAAGCATTAAATTATTAATAAATGTATGGTCTGTTATAATAGCTGATGAATAATTACAATTTTCAGTTTTATTAAATTCACTATAAACATCAATTTTAAAATTGTGTAATTTTAAATCACCCTTACACATTTCTTCATTATTATCAGTATATAAATCTAATAGACGTGTAGATTTATATGAAAAGGTTAAATTTTGTAATGGAGATAAATAATCTATAAAGTTTGCTATAATATCTATATTTTCACTATTATTAGTTAATAATATAATTGAACTCATTTATATTATTAAATATTTTTTTTTAATTATTTAATGGTTCGCTTGTTAAGATATAATATGGTTTTCCGGATAAAGAAATATATGAATTACATTGATAATTAGTTCCATCAACCGATACGGTAGTTAATGGAATATCAATACGGAACATATTAATAAAATAAGTTAAATTACTAATAAAAGTTTGGTCACTAACTAAAGCACTTGAATAATTACGTGTTTCTTCTTTAGTATATGTAACACCTTCTCGAACAACGACACCTTTACATTTTTCAAGACCATCTACGGTAGATAATATTAATGTTCGATCAATTATTTCATCAGGTCTTACTCCAAATGGCATAGTTACATTATTAACAAAGTAATCAATAAGGTCATAGTTATTAATATTATTAGTTAATAGTAAAGGAATTGAGCTCATTATATATATAATTATATAAATTAATTTCCATATCCTAACCCTGCCATACCGTTCATAATACGTAATACATTATAATTAGTAGAATAAACGGCCATATTACAATCTTGAGTAACATTACTATATAAAATAACATTATTAATACGACTGAAATTACAAGTTCCGCTTGGTTGATATAATTCAGGTTGTAAGGCGAATGAATAATTATAAAAACCGCCTAATTCACCTGATATATCTTGTAAATATGCACCAGTATGATGATAGTATGGTTGTAATAGACGAAAGTAATGATTATTTTTAGTTTTAAAACGTTCAACGCCATTATATTCTAATTTACAAGATTTCATTAAATCATTACCGGAATTATCCCAATAATTAAAAGTATTATTATTAGATAATAATTGATAAAACCATACTAATTCTTTAACTGGATGATTAAAATGTAGTTCATTAATATTTATACCTGAATTTAATGATAATTTATTTGAATATTGTGTTTGTTCAATAAGATATTCTTGTTTAAGTCCTGCAAATAAACGTCTTTCATCCGTATCTAAAAATATATAATCTCCATATAATCTACTGTCTGTAATTCGTAATCTTAAAGGAATATCCAATGTTATATTTGATATAGTTCCTTGTACGGGTGAAGGGGTTAGTGTAGAAGAATAGCTATCTATTTTATTTTCACCACTAATATCTATATTACCTATATTAACTGATAAGTCACCATTTCCATATAAATCATCTTTAAATTGTATATTACATTTTACTTCATGATATTGTAATGAAATCATAGGTAGAGCTAATCCATAATTTTTTGAAAACCAGAAAGGGATTGGTAGATATGTTACACTATTATTATTTACTAAAGGATTTTTACCATATAACATATTTTCAAGTAAAGACCATTTTTCATATGAAGATGATAGTTGTAACCATATATCGATCCATTCACCATATAATCGGTCGATTAGTTGGCCTGCTATAGTTAATTCAATATATTCGATCAGTCTAGTTGCGATACGTGGTCGATCATCATATATATCTGCAGTTGTAAAAGTATAATTAGTTGAACCTGTTATAGTATTTAAAAGATTAATATTTTTAGTTAATATAGTAACATTACTTCCACTATTAAAACAATCACCTAAATAAACAATACTTCCATCATTTAAAGAACTACTAGTAAATATTAGATAGTCTGAACCATCAAAACTGAATGTACCGTGATGTATTCCCGTATTAGTGTAAATTGTTCCTAATATACTTGTTAATTGGTCTAATGGAGTTGTAGGTTCTACAATATATTTCATTTCTAGTAAAAGTTTAGCTAATAGGTCAGCATCTCTACATAAAGTAGCTGAAACATATGTACCGTAATTGGCGCCATTATTAAATTCTTGTTCGATGGCTTCTAAAGCGAAATGAGTATATTTTTTATAAACTTTTTTAAAATATGTTATTTGAGGACATCCTGTAAGATAAATGTCATGATTTCCTGTTGATATAAGTTGAATAACACCACCCGGCATACTTAATTTATTATATATATATACAGAATTTAAGTTATAATAACTAACCTTATTTATGTAATAATTCTTTCATTGCTTTAAAGTGAATATGGTTACTTATAGATTGGGAATAGTCCATAAATTCATTTAAATTATCGTCATCATCTAGTATATTCATATATTTATCGATAATATCATTAGATATATGTTTTGCTTTAATAATATCTTTAAATATAAGTTTAGAATATAATATTAATTCGAGATGAAGACGGAGAATATTAATATTTCGAGATAAATCGTTAATAGAAAGATTTATAAATTCTTCTAATATAGGTTCTATAATATTAGTTAAACCATTTAAAATAGAACGATATATAACTGAATGTAATAATAACATAGATTGTTCTAAATTATATAGTAAAGGGTCAAAATCTTTATTAATAGTATCATCATTATTTTCAATAATAATTTTGTCATTATTAAATATAGATTTTTCTAGATCGGTTGATATATATTGTTCGGTATTAAGTTTAATAAAAATATTTTTAATAAAATTTGAAATAATAGATAATGAATAAATATCATTAGTTATATTAGGATTATTATTAATATTATTTAATTTATTATTAATATGAATAGATCCGATAGTTTTATGAATAATATAATTTTTTATTTCATTAATTTGTATTTCTATTGAATTAAATGATTGAGATACATTAAGATATTCATTAAATAGAAAAGTTGTTCTTTCTATCATAAATATACTTACTCTAACATTATGAGTATAATTATATATAATATTAAATATATTTCTTGCTAGATCAGCACAAGATAAAGAATAATTAATATTTTTAGTAGTATTAAGAGTTTTACATAGTGCATGAATATAAGATTTAAGAAATAGATATATTACTTTTTTACTATCTATATCGGGTTCTTGACATTTTTTAATAATAAAATTGAAGATGTCATCATCTTTATTAGAATTATTAGTATTCATTATGTAAATTATATATTATAATAATGCGTTTAAAACGAAAGAAAATACTATTATAAAATAGTAGGTACTTGTATATCATATATACGAAAGTATATAGGGTGCCTAATTCGGATTTGATATACGAAAAGGGTATTGTATTCCGTATAGGATACAGGCATTTAGTAAGACTTTCATCAAGAGGCTTCTAACAGGGGGAGTGAGATGTTTCTTATTGCATAAAGAAGATACCTTATTATAATATTATAATAAGAAATCTATATAAAAAAGTAAATAATATAATAAAAATTAGTTATATGAAAAAGTTTGATTTATTAAGATTAATAAGTAAAAGTTATGAACCCATTGCTGTATTTAATAAAGATAATGTCCGTAATAAAATAAATTATTGGAATAAATATTTACCATATATAACACCTTACTATGCAATAAAATCGTTAAATAATAAATATATGATAAATGAATTAATAAAACATAATTTTCATTTTGATATTGCGAGTAAGGGTGAATTATATCAACTAATGTCTTTAAAATATCCGATAAATAGAACTATATTAGCTAATCCATGTAGGTCTATAGATGATATTAATATAGCTTTAAAATTTGGAGTGCCATATATAGTATGTGATGATAATGAGAGTGTAGATTATATTAGAAGAATTAATAAGAGTATAAAAATAGTATGGAGAATAAAGTCATATGAGAACAATTCATTAATTAAGTTTAATTCAAAGTTTGGTGCATCTATAAATGATACGATAAAAATTATATCAAAAAATAATAATATATATGGTCTTTCGTTTCATGTTGGTTCAAGTTGTAACGATATGGAATCTTTTAGTAATACATTAGAAATAATTAAAAAAGATATATTGCCTTATTGGGATGGTAAATGTAACTTAATTGATATTGGTGGTGGTATGAAAAGTGTAGAGGATATAATAAGTTTATCAAATGTAATAAAACCATATATAACTGATAATTTAATGAAAGATATTAGATGGATTGCTGAACCGGGACGATATTTTAGTTGTGATAGTATAGATTTATATACAAAAATAATAAGAGTAAAATATGTGGATGGACATTATCATGTATATATAAATGATTCAATATATAATTCTTTTAGTGGAAAGATGTTTGATCATCAAATACATTATCCTATAACGGTGTATTCATCATTTAAAAATAAAGAATTAGTTAAGGCGACAATATGGGGAAATACATGTGACGGTTTAGATATGATAATAGATAATATATTCATAGATAAGCCATATCAAGGAAATATATTAAGATGGAGTAATATGGGTTCGTATAGTGTAGTAAGTGCGAGTGATTTGTTTAATGGATTTAAGAAGGCTAAAATTATAATATAGTAATATTTTTAATATTAAAAATATTAATAGATAGAATAGTATATATAATGAATGCAGTATTTTTATCACATAACGGTTTAGGTGATAATTTATATTCGATAGGTGCCCTTAGATTATTATTGAAATTTTATAATAAGATTTTTTTTATATGTAAAGATAAATATTATAATAATGTAAAATTTTTCTTTATTGATGAACCTCGTATAGAATGTATTCAATTTAATCATAAAAAAGAAAAAATGGAATGTAGTATGATAATAAATTCTAATTATAACGATAATGACATTTTTATATGTGGCGCACATAGAGGCTATTTAAAAAGTAAAATAACAAATATACAATATTTAGAATATTGTAAAAATAACTTTAATAAGAAAAGTGAATATACATTAGATTATGATACTATAACAAATGATAATTATAATTTTATTATCCAGTTTTATAATGATATATATTTAGATATTGATGTATTTTTTAAATATTGGAAATTACCAGAAACTGAATTATCAAAAGACTTATATAATAAAATAAAAGAATACAACATTATTTTTATACAAAGTAAATCGAGCGATAATAAAAAATTAAATATTACCAATACTATAAACAAATATATTAATGATGAAAATATATTATTATTTTGTAATGATGAAAATTTATATAAAAACATTAATAATAAAAAATATGATTTAATTGAAGATATAATTAATAAACCTATTATATATTATTTAGATATTATACTAAATAGTATAGAAATTTATATTATTGATTCTTGTTTTACAGGTATAATTCTACCGTTAGTGAAGTTAAAAAAATTAAAAGCGAATATTGTGCGAATTATATTAAGAGAAGAAGTCAATAAATATATATTATAATTTTTTGTATAAATACTTATGAATGTTTAATATCAATATATCTAATACATTTATTAAATCCATATATAAAGCTGTTCATTCCATAATGTTCAACTTTCAAGATAATTAATAGGTTTAGATTTATCAACCGTAATAAAATTAAATCAATTATTAGATAAACAATATTGTATTCCATTCATCGTATAGGTGATATATTTATAATAATGAAGAATATGTTTCTTCTAAATATAAATTAATTATAATTAGCATAACTTTTAACTTCTATAATATTTGAATCATATAAAAGTGAAATTTGTTTTTTTATAAGTGCTCTTTCATCATTCGTTATATAAACTGATCGTGCTAATTCTATAAATTCATCATCAAACTCTTTCTTAGATTCTTTAATACGTATTTTATCTTCAATATCCCATAGTTTCTTATTACATAAATATAGTTTGTTTGTTATAATATCATTTACAGGATATTCTAAAATAAATAGTTTTAATTGTTCCAATTCATTATTAATGTGTATTAATTTTTGATTATCTACAATATTACTTTTTTTTATTAATAATATTGTATATTTATCCCATAATTCTCCAATTGATACTGGTATATTACATATTGAACTCATTTAATATAATTAACATATTTAAATTTTAATATGAAAAATATTATAAATATTTTATTTTTTTTTAAATATAGCCCATCCATTGCGTTCGTACTTATTTTCATATAAAATATACCAATTATCATCATTAATCAATTCATTATATATTTTATAACACTTTATTGTATTAGTATCATCTAAACATAGTATTTTTGTCTTATTTTTAATTACTAAATATTCGAAGTATGTATAATATTCACCACCATCTAATAAAACAAAGTCGAATAAATCTATATTATGATTATCAAAAAAGTATTTAGAATTGTTCATATTATAATAATCATTTTTATACCATTCATCTACAATATTTACATCTAACATAGTAGTTATTTCGTCATAAGAAGGTATTTTTGATAAAATAGTATCATTAGAAAAAATGATTTTATTATTTTTATGAAAATTCTTTGCAAAAGATAATTTATCTATATTAGTTTCAAGACTGAAAAATGTCCAATTATCGCTCCTATTTTTAAGTCCATCATATATACATACGGTAGAACCTAGACGATTCCACGTACCTATTTCTAAAAAAGTATTATAATCTGTATTTTTAGCAATATTGGATAATTTTTTTCCAAGTTCATTAGTTAAATTAATTTGACCAATATTTTGTATACTACTATTTATAAATCCATTTAAATCAGCTTGATTCCACATATATTATAAATTATAAAATGATTTCTATAAATTGAAATTTATAGAGTATTTAACCCATTTTTTATCATATTTTTAATATATTTTATATCTAATTTATAATAGTTTGACCAATCCGCATTATTATATATATCATCTAATTTAGATATATCTAATTCATCCCAATCATTTAAAATTACTACCGGAAAATATTTAGCATAATAATTTACTATTATATTTGGTAAACATATAGGTATTGTTTTTACATATAAAGCTTCCCAAAATCGGTGACAATCTATACCATTGCCTTCCGGTGATATAGCAAACTTATATGATGCTAATTGGTTATAATATTGGGGGAAATTTATTCTTTCTAAAAAAGGTATTTCTTTTTTTATAATTTTATTATAACATTCTATCCTTTTAAAATATGAAGTTTCTATATTAAAATAAAAATATATTAACTTATCTTTAATAATAATATTATTAGTAACCTTTTCTATTATTGAGTTTATTAATTTAAAATCACCAGCATATTTAAAAGGTGTATCGCTATTTGATAAACCAATTGGTATTGGTATTATTTTATTATGAATAATATCTATATTTTGTGTGTATATT